CTGTCGGGGCGGTATATATGCTGCCACCTGCGTTAAGTATCGTAGCATCTGTCGTATTTAACTGAAGCCTATAGTTTTCTGGATTTACGCCACCGTTCAAATTGCGGTGATACACAGCCCAGCTTGAAGTCAGGCTAGTGTTTTTAATAATAATAGTTCCAACTTCACACCCAAGATTATGCGGCAAAGCTCTACCAATCGTCCCATCCCCAGTATAAGTCACCACATCAAAAAAGCGTGGGGCTTTGCGGAAGGTCCATGAGGCGTAATTTTGCCCGCTTTGATTAACAATAAAGTTAGACCCTAACCTAAAACCATCACTATTAAAGCTCTCAAAGTTGCTGCTTACGCCAGTTGTTTGTGCATCTGTGCGGTTTGGAGACAGCCGACTGTCAACACCCCTTTCTGTATCCCACGCATAATGATTGCCTGTAGTAGCATCGGTTCTAGCCTTAAACCAAACCAACCCACCCTCACCAGCAAGGTCAATCCCGTTGGTGATCGTCCGCGAAGAACCTGTGCCAGTGTACAAGTAAGTAGAGAACACCTCCTCGATAGCAGTCTCAAGCCCACCACCACCAGCAGAACCAGCCGCAGCCTGCAACATCTTTTTCTTAGTAGCCATTACTTATAGCCTCTTATTATGCAGGAGTTGCAAGACCCAAACCAGCGGTGAACCCATACCAGTTGGTCCCACCATCACGGGTAGTGAATACGAATACGTCTACAGCAGATGCCGTGGCAGTGAGTGTAGGTGCGGTAGCAGCAGGGAAGTCTACGCTTGTAGGCCATGTAACAGTGTAACCAGAGGCACCAGCATCTTGTACAATCTCAATGGTCATTGTGTAACCAGTGCCAGTAGCAGGAGGGTTGCTAAATGTGAACGTAGTGTTCTCAGTCAGCGTATGCATAAAGGTGTTACCAGTTTCACAGTTGACCGTTGTAGCATTGGTTGTTGATGTAACCGCAGAGTAGGCCTCGTTGTAGCTGTTGGCTTTGAACTCAGCAGTGACAGTCTGGTTGGTAGTGAATGTTTGCTCTACATCCAGCTTAGCAGTATCAGCATCATAGCCTTGGATTGTGACACCAATATCTGCGGTAGCTGCCTTAGCATTCAACTGTGTTTGGAGAGAGGATGTGACACCATCAATATAGTTAAGCTCTGCAGTAGTAGCAGTAACACCATCAAGAATATTAACCTCTTCTGGAGTAACTGTCAAGCCATTAATGTCAGCCACGTCAATGGTGCCATCAGCAAGAGGGTTTCCTGCTGATACGAAGTTTGCTAGATCACGAGCTTTAGTCATTTACAAACCCCCTTATGCTGACAAGTATTCAACGAAGATGATACCGGGACCGCCAAGACCCCCAGAGAGTGTGACTGACCCAAAGCCACCGGGTGCATCATAGTTTATAACTTGAGTCCCAGCAAAGCCAGCGCCACCACCGCCACCCCAACCACCATTACCTCCGGGCCTACTATCACCGCCAGCACCTCCACCGCCAAATGGCCCACCATCTTGGCCTGAAAAAAGGCCGTCAGCTCTAAAAGATGCAGAGGCACCACCACCACCAATCCCAGCAGGTTCGCTAGAGGCGCTTTTACCTGATGAAGTAAATAAAATTTGAGTGGTCCCACCCTTACCAAAATCTGGTATAAACCTAAATAGGTTCTTGCAAGTCTCTGGTTTTGAAATTAAGGCTGGCCCACCCCTAAACACAACATCCACATTTGTGCCCCGATAGTTATCATCGCTGGGAGTTAAGGATGGCCCACCAGAACCACCACCACCAGAGCCTCCACCTTGGCCTGTACTTATACCGTATACACTCGCACTGCGCCCACCAACACCAGCACCACCTGTCGTAAGGTGATTTGTAGACGAGCTAGTGGTTACATTCCCACTAGAATAACCGGTGCCACCGTCTAACTCAAAAATACCTACAGCGCCGCCGCCTGTTCTTTGGTTGCCGCTAGCTCGTGAACCTGCTGACCCTCCCGTCACGTTGACGTCCCCGCCAGATGCTGTGCCACCTGTGGGGCTAATGTCGGTCCCTGCAGAACCACCACTACCTCCGTTTGCAGTCAAGGTAATCGAGGAGCTATTAGTAAAGCTTGAAGAAAGCCCAGCTTGACTGCTTGACCTACCCCCACGTCCGGTAGTGTAGGTAAAAGTATCTCCAGAGACTACATCAAAAATTTTACGTGTATATCCACCTGCTGCACCTCCGGTACCATCATTACTGCTAATACCAGCACCACCGCCACCTATAACATGAACACAGACTTGTCCATCCAAATCAGCAACCCATGTCCCGCTGAAAGCAGTAAGTGCAAAGTGTGGTAGAAAGACACCACCGCCACCGCCACCAAAGAAAGAAGTAAGAGTACCCATGATTTAAGTCCTTTAAGAGAATGCCCAGCCGACAGTTGCGTCAACGTAGCGTAAGTAGATCACTGCGTAAGCTGAGTCAACCGTCAAGTCTTCCGCAACACTCATGATATTGCTACCGTTACGTGCAACAACACAGTCTACGTTACCTGCAACTTCACTGAGACGAACCTCATCACCAACGCTAGGGGATGCAGGAAGTGTGAGCGTAAGTGTTGCACCATTAAGATAGTAGTGATTGTTCTTGGTAGCAGCAGTGCTAGTAGTAATTACGTTAGTTGTGAAACCAGCCTGAAGAGCGTTAAGCTGTGTTTGGATTGCAGAGGTGACACCATCAAGATACCCAACCTCAGTAGCATCAACACTCGCAGGCCACGTTGGCAGGTTAGCATCATAGCCTTGAACAGTGACACCGATATCAGCATCATTAAGCAGTGTAGCGTCAAAAGCCTGTACATCTGTACCAATAACCAGACCAAGGTTTGTACGAGCTGTAGCAGCACTTCCCAGATCAGACAGATTGTTTGTAACACGCAGGTAACGAGCATCAGCCTGAGCTTGAGTGTAAGTGTTAGCGATATTAAACGCACCATAGGCTACGATATCAACCGTATCACCTACAGTAGCACCCGTTGCCAGCACAACAGACAGGCCGTCAGTAGCAGTGTAGTCCGTACCAGCAATAAGCTTCACACCGTTCAGATAGACATCGACAAAGCCTACGTCATAAGTAGAGGCGAAAGAAGTCTGACCACTAGTAGCAGTATAGACATTACGCTCAGCAGTACCATTAACCGCAGAACCTGCATCAACCCAGACAGACCCATCATAAACCTTCATCAGGTTGGCGGTAGTGTCGAAGTACAGTGCGCCAGTAATTAGTGGGTCACCGTCATTGTCTGTCGCTGGGCCAGAGGCTTTGGCACCAAGATAACGATCATCAAAGCTATCATAAGAAGCGGCAGCAGCACTAGCAGAGTTTCCTGCATTAGTTTCACTTGTAGCAGCATTAGACTCAGAGGTAGCAGCGTTAGCAGCACTTGTAGCAGCAGCAGTTGCACTACCTAGAATACTATCAACATATACCTTCGTTGTCAAGTCTGCATTGTCTGTAGGGGTATAAGTAGTTGTAACTTTGTTTGCACCCATGTCAATAGCACCAGTCATGGTACCACCAGACAGGCTCAGCTTGGTTGCATCTTGAGTATCTACGTAGAACTTAGTTGCAGCATCTTGATTGGCAGTTGGATCACCAAGGCCAGTGATCTTGCTTGTACCCATTGCAATTGGGCCAGACATCGTACCACCAGCCAAAGGAAGCTTAGTGGCAATGCTGTTTGTAATTGTAGTGCTGAAGTTAGCATCATCACCAAGGGCAGCAGCAAGCTCATTAAGTGTATCAAGTGCAGCAGGGGCAGCATCAATCAAACCACTGACAGCAGTATCTACGTAACCCTTAGTGGCAGCATCACCAGCATTGACAGGGGTTGTCAGGTTTGTAATAGTAGCAGAGGTACCTGCATTCATGTTCAATGTGCCATTGATAGTCACATCGTTAAACGAGGAAGTACCTGTTGTTGCAGTAACGTTACCAGTCAGGTTACCAGCAACATTGCCAGTGACATTACCCGTAAGGTTACCCGTTACGTTACCAGTTACAGCACCTGTAAGGGGTCCAGTAAAGCCAGTGTTAGCTGTGATAGTTGTACCAGTAATAGCAGCAGCAGATGCACCACCGATAACCGAAGCATCAATTGTACCACCGTTAATATCAGCAGTAGCTAGAGTGGCCTGACCAGAAGTAGTGATAGTTGTAAAGCTACCAGCAGCAGCACTCGTTGCACCAATGACAGTACCGTCAATAGCACCACCATTGATATCTACGGTAGCATGAGTAGATGTACCAGTCGAGGTAAGGTTGGTAAATACACCCGTAGAGGCGCTAGAAGCACCGATAGCTGTACCATCAATAGCACCAGCGTTGATATCTACTGTAGCAATTGTAGCAGAGCCGACAACACCGAGGTTACCAGAGGCATTGATGTTGGACACAGCAGTTGTGCCTGTGACACCCAGAGTGCCCCCTACGGTGGCGTTGCCGGAGACAGCAGCAGCATCAGCAAGAAGGTTGTCAATGTTAGCTGTACCGTCAACGTAGAGGTTACGCCACTCGTTTGTGACAGTACCTAGGTCATAGGTGTCATCTGTTGTAGGAGCAAGGTTAGAGCTGATCGTGTTAAGGGTTGTAGCACCAGTAACATCGAGAGTACCTGCAATGGTAGCATCCTCATCAACAGTCAGTGTGTCGATCTTAGCAATGCCATCAATGAACAGGTTCTTAAATTCAAGAGTGCTAGTACCAAGATCAATATCGTTATCTGTGACAGGTACAATCACACCGTCTTGGATACGGAGCTGCTCTACAGGGGCACCACTTACTTCAACAAAGACACTAATACGGTTATTTGCTGTATCTACTACAACCTTGTTGTTGCCATCCAGATCAGCGATCAGGGGTACATAGGCACCCTCACCCGTAGTGCCGTCGTGCTTGTGACCAGTGCCAATAGCAAAAGCATCACGCAGTGCGTTGAACTCAGCGTTGACTGGTGCAGCTTTAATAACTGCGTTAGCAATAATGTCTGCAACTGATTGACGGGTATAACCGCTCATCTTCGATCTCCAATTCCGTAGGTCACAACAATGCCTTGGATGCTGTGTGACGCACTTGTGTCGTTTGTAACATATTTAAAAGAGACCGCCCTGCCTGACCCAGAGATGTTAGTTCTCTTTACAGGGGAGGGGTTACCGTCATAGATAGCAGTACTGTCATATAGAGCCTCGTTGTAGTAGGCTGCAGCCCCAGCAGTGGTCAGTGTAAAGTTATTTGGGTTGAGGGTGTTGAAGTCCTCGTAGTCATACAAGGCAGAGAGAACGATAGTGTTGTCCCCCTCAGACCGAAGATAGGTACTAACCGTGTAGATAATCTTTCTAACTTCTGGGTCTTGCATGTGCAAGTATGGAGTCTGGTAAACACTGAAGATTGGGTTTACATCGAAAGCATTACCACGCTCTTGTCTGTGAACCTTACCAGTAGAGTCACCGTGAATTACGAACTCGTTCTGACCGATGTAGCCACTGTCTGCACAGGTTGCCTCAATACCGAGTATCTGTCCGTATTCGAACTGAAGACCACCCTCTACTTGACGGAAGCCACCGATAATCCCTTGGGAGTCAGCAGCTTTGAAGAACATACGGAACTGAGTCTTCTGTCTAATGACAACAGCGTTAAGACCTTCAAGGTCTACGTTGAATACAATATCAGTAAAGACCGACTGAATGTCCTTAGAGATTGTCTCTAGGTTAACGTCACCGATCTTGTTTGTACCGCTGACTGGACGTAAGCCATCCTGTGAAAGGAACAGCAAGTCTCCGCCAATTTCTATCACACTATCAGAGGCAAGGCAACCCAAATCGTCTGTTACGTTCTCAAGAATAAAGTTGGCAATGTTATTACCAGTCAGCTTCCTGATATTGTTGCTACCAAAGATATAAAGAGCGTCACGGAAAGGTCTAATGGCTACAATTGGGAAACCCAAGTTGATCACACCAGAGCCACTTGCAGGGTTGTAGTCCAGCTCGTTGTAGGGTGCACTGAAGTACAAGTTAGTGTTCTCAGTAGGATCACCTGCCAAGAACATATGGTTCTGAAACATCGTAGCAAACTTAGGTGCAGTTGGTGCGTACGTAGAGGGTACCTGAGTGTATGTAGTACCGTCATAGCTTGCAGCAGGGTTAACACCATCAGTCAAGATGATCTTAGGTGTACCCCAGTTAAATCTTGAGAATCTAACCTTAGTGACTGTTGACACATCTACAGTACCGGGAGTCGTAATAGTATCCCAAGCTTCTGTAGAGTTATTCCACTTATAAAAATAATCTGTGTCAGAAGTATTCCAACGACAAGCAAAAATGCCATCATTGACGCTATCAGCTACACATACACCAAGGACATCACCAAAGCCGGGAACAGTACCATACTCGTTAGCGTAGCCATTAATCTTTCTATACCCACCAGTAACAGAGGGTTCGTAATTGATTAGAGCAATGGCACTTCCGGGGGATGTCTCACCTTGAGAAAGAACATCTCTACTCGTATTTAGACCACCCGCACAAAAGACTTTGAAGGAGGCTAAACTATCGGGCATTAGTAGAGCCTTCAATCATTGTAGACTTCAAGGACATTGGCTGATCCATGAGGACTCTACGCATTGTGCGGATACCTGCTTCGAAGTTGTTCTGGTGAATTGCTGCACTCTGCTCGTTGCTACGGAAGCGCATCATGATCATCATGGCACCATCAAGGATCACATGATCAAAGCGGGTAGGGACAATAGACTCGTCAGTATAAACGCTCAAGTCAGCAGGGACACTCCAGTAGACATACTCAATCTCGTAGGCTTTGTCTGGGACAGGGGTAGCACCAAAGCTACGGTTGTAGGTGTCATAAACAGCTTTAGGGACAGCAATACCTGTACCTGTATCAGCACTATCGTCCTCAGCACGTAAGAACTGTGTGTAGTGTTGGAAGTCAATGGCTGGGAGAAAGCTTGGAGAGTTGTTAGTACTTTCCAGTTTCTTGAGATAAAAACTTTCCCAGTCAACGCTAGAGACATCTGTAGGGAATGTGTAAGTCTTTGTACCGGGAGTCAGCACCTGAGTAAAAGTACTCTTCAGGAAAGGCCATTCCTCACCAGTTTGTAGGATTTGTCTGATAGCGCTGTTGACAGCTTCTTTAGCCAGCGCCTGCACGTTACGAGCAATATCAAAACCGTCACCCCCGGAGTCAAGGGGAACCTCGTTAAGTCTGACAAGCAGCTTATTGACAAGGGTGACAAAGTTCGACATAGACTAAATCCTTAAAAGGGGTTAAGGGGCCACCGAAGCAGCCCCTCAAGTTTAGTTAGGCGAGAACGTCACGAGCAACTTCAGTGCCTTCACGAACCGACTCGTTCACGTCGATAGCCACAACGAATACACGAGCACGGACAGTGCCGGGAGTACCCGAAATGGTTGTCACAACGTCAACGGTGTCAGCAGCAGCAACCAGACCAGCAGTTGTACCGATACGGATTGTACCAGCAGCAGCAGCGTCCAAGTCCACATCGTTTGCGAAGACGGTAGTACCATCAGTCACATCAGCAGTGTACGTGGTTACATCAGCAACAGCGTCCAGAACTTCAACGCCAGCAGCCAGCACCAGAGTGCCAGCAGGAACAGCAACACCAACAGTCGTGCCGGAGGTTGCGCCCAGAGTTACGAACTTTTCGATAACAACTGCGCGATTACGCAGCGATTGGGAGATAGCCATATTAAGATTCCTTCCTATGAGTTATGGCAGAAAAGGATGCCCCCGAAGGGACACCCAATGTTAACCTACCATTAGGCGAGGTTATATTTTGCAGTGACCAGAGCTTCTGGACGCAGAATCTTACGACCGTAGAGGTGCATACCACGAACGATGTCAGCAAAGCTGTCAGGGTCACGGTATGTTTCGGTCTTGTTGATCTGCTCAGCAGTTGCAACAGCGGAGTCGTGACCACCAACGATAACACCGTAGTCAGTGTTCTGGTTGGCAACACCAGTCGTAGCAGCACCACCACCAACTTGGGGCAGGTTGTTCGACACGTACACACGGAAGCCGTTCCAGTTGTTGATAACCAGACCGTTACGCAGGGCACCGGAGTCACCGTAGTCAGCATTCAGGAAGCGCGAGTCTTCATCCTGCAGGACTTCCATCAGCACTGGGTCGATAACGATCCAACGGCCAGCCTTGTCAACGTTCTGTTGGTCCAGCAAACGGCCCATACGGTTGATCAGCATGACAGGCGAAACGTACTCTGTTGGCAGAGCAGTAGCACCGGGCAGACGAGCAGCCACAGGGATAGAGTGATCACCAGCAGAAGCAGTTGTGATGTTGCCGAACTTACCTTTGTTCAGTTTCATCGAGGTCAGCAGTTCGTCGCTACCAGCAGTGGTAACAGCTTTGGTGCCATTGACTTGGTCATTGACAGCATCTGCATTGGCGTGGACAGTGGACTGCTTGTAGCCCGACAGGTAACCCAGAACTTCTTGGTCGTACTGGTCAGCCAGACGATAAGCAGCGCGGTTGGTTGCCAAGTCCATGAAGTTCACATGCGAATGCTTCTCTTCAATGTCATCCACTTTGAATGCAAAGTAGTTGGCTTTGTCGATAACAAGCGAGAAATCTTCATCGTCGAGGTCTTGGGCGTTAACCTGAGTACCACGAGCGTATGGGCTTACAGTGATTTCAGGCTCTTTGATGATCTTAACCGAATCACCCTGAGCAGAGATTTCACCAAAGTAGTCCGAGTTAGTCACGTCACCAGCAATGGTGGACTTACGGAATGCGAGTTGTACTTTCTTCGAATAGATAACCGAAGAGAAGTTACCGTTTGGCAGGTTGTTGTGGCCTGCAGCGGATTGGAAAGCCATGGATAATCCTCCTATGATTTTGTTTTGGCTTTATTACAAGCTAAACAGTTTTCAAAGAGGCTGTACGTTCTAGGGTGCAAGCTGTCTCTCAGGTCGGCCAACCTTTGAAACCTTGGGCCTATACTAGCTCAGGTAGTTCTTTATGATGTTTAAGCTTTTGGGGTTTTAAAGTAACCCCGAGGTAGTACCATAAGGCAGGCTCGGGGTTATTGTCGTTAGTTATATTGAAAAGAGAGTAGGTGTCAAGGACTATCTTGCAGCACCAGTCAAATCATACACGAACTTACCTGTGCGCTGGGCTTCAGTAATAGCATCCATGTTTGCTTCAAACTCTTTATCACTCATCTTGCGAACTTGAGACTCTGTAAACTTCTTAGATGTCTCATCAGGGTCGATAGCAGAACGAGAACCTCTTGGTGTAGAAGTAGCAGCAGCCTTAGCCTTTTCCTTCTTAGCTGAAGGTGTCATACCATTGTCTACTTTGTAGAGATCAATGACACGAACAACAGAGGCTGGATCATCTGCATTCTCGTAGAGTGCATCTTGAACCCACTTAGGTTGCTCTTCAGCCCAGACATGGAACTCGTCAGACTCTTTCAAGGTGTCGAAGTCTGGATGAGACTTACGGATAGCGTTTTCAGAGTTGATACGCTTAGCCTCATTCTCAGCTTCGTCCAACTTCTTAAAGCGGGCATCAGCCTTCTCGAACATCTCCTGAGCTTTTTTAGTAGCAATGGACTCTACGATATTAGCAACGTCAGGATACTTAGCTGCCCAAGCCTTAAGGTCTGCTTCAGTCTTTGGTGGTACAACATTGTCAGCAGCAGCTTTGAGTTTCTCTTCGTACTCTTTTTCTTTTTGCTGCATGTGCCTACGTAGGTCACCATAACGCTTCTTGAAGGATCGTTCCTCTGCAGAGGTTGGTTCAGGTCCATCCTCCTCTTGAGTAGGCTCTACAGCTTCCTCTTGAGTTACTTCCTCTTCTTCTTCTTCTTGCTCTTCTACAACCTCGCCGTTGATCTTTGCTTGGAGTTCAGCAAGTTCTTTTTCTTCTTGCTCCATCTTTGCTTGTTTACGTGCGTGGTTGTATCCGCGATCTACGAATGTCTTAGTATCAGCCATTTTATTTCCTTATGTTGGGGTCAGCCGTAGCCGAGTGGCCTTATTGGCATAATATACAGTACTTGTTACTTCTTTGCAACAGGTTTCTTTTTAGGTCTTTGAACAAGCCCACCCGTTGCTCTTCCGGTTTTAGCAAGCTCTCTGCCACCTCGGTCTGCTGCTCTCTGGGCTGATGCTTGAGCCTCTTTCTTTTCTTTTTCTCTAGCGGCATTTTCTTCTCTGGGGGCAGCAACAGGTCTAACGGACCTATCAGGTGCAGCAGAGGTTCCGGGGACAATCGTCTTTTTACCACTTGCGTCAGTATCGTAAGCAATACCCGCTGAGGTGGGTTCGTCTCTTGTAGAA